GGGGCTTATCCTTACGAGGCTTGTCATCTTGACGAAGGTCAGGAGACAAAACTTGAGGAGTGTATGTACCATCGGCAAGCGTACCGCTTACTTCGGTGACATTATCGTTGTCTGGGTTAAGGACTACAGCGCCTACGAGACGGTAGAACTCAACACCGGGGAGAGCCACAACACCTTGATCACGATATGCGTTCAGTTGGGCTACATAGTTACCTGGAAAAATTACAGTCATGATTAGTTAACTCCTATCAATATACGAAAGAGTAACCAACCGTGATGAAATCCTGGTTAAGGGTTTCAAAACCGGCGAACAGACTCCAGATCATAATGATGAAACGTGAGAAGTCATCATTGTTGTTCAGAAGGATCTGTGCGTTATTACCACCGATACCCACGCCTACGGCTTGAGGACCGAAGAAGATCAGCTGTGATGCTGCATAATCAGCAGCGTTAGCGTTTTCGTCAGTAATAACCAAGTTGTAATTGGTCTCGGGCAGGTTGGTGGACTCGAACCAACGGACACCCTCAAAGAGGAAGCCTGTAGGCATTACGGGCTGACCAGCCACAAATCCGGCTTGACCATATGCAGGACCCATTCCTTGGTAGAAATTAGCGTTGGGGGCCTGGTTAGGCTGCATGGGATTAATCATGCCAGTGCCGGGATAGCGAGCAATCTCGCGGAAGTCAGAATTCTGACGAAGGTGCATCATTGCCGTTGGGTCAACGATACAGCGGTAGTAACCGTCTGCGAATGTAGGAACATTGCGCTTACGCATGTCCTTCACAACTTCAAGAAGGTCAGTAGTGATATCGAACTTGGCAGATTCGCCAGCTTCATAAGTCACTCCAAGGTCGCCACCAGTGGCGTTCTTGCTCTTGCCACCTGGAAGGTAGTAACCGCCTTGCTCTTTCGAGGATTGCCCAGCAGCTTCAGCTTTAAGCAATTCGTTTGCAAAGACGCGGTCACGCCAACGACGGTAGTCATCAAGCAGCGTCAAGCTACCGATGGACTGGTGAAATACATTCAAATTACCTGTATCAAGCAGCAGACGCTGAGCAGTGATCAAGGTTTCACGTGCAACTTTGAAAGTAGAAGGCTGAGCGCTGTCGCGGGTATCGGCAGGGCCCGTGTACTCTCTGAGAGTTACTAGGACCTTGTCCTTAACAATGTTGCGTGCTGAAGCGGTTCCGAGTGTTTGATCGGCTGTCCGCTCGCGGGACTCCTTAGTGCCAGGCTTACCCCAGAAGCGGTAGCGATCCAGTTGGACCGTCTGACCAGGTTGCTTACTGAAGTCATGGACAACTACGGGCTCAACTGCCATCTCAATGATGTAGGCAGGGTGAGGCCGATACAGTTCAGCACCAAGGAGTTTTGGAAAATCATTCGGTTTATCTAAGACTTTCGTCAAAGGCCGGACTATCTCTTCAACAAGTACATCTTGTTGCTGGGCGCTGATCTGGTCTTACGAAACACGCTTGTTTCCCCCAGTAGTCTCTGCACCTTCCTCACAAGTTCGTGTGAGGCTTGGCTCAGGATTAGCATCGTCTATACGTTAAGCCTTCCCTGAATTCACCCAGTTTTAAATCGACAGGAGAGCTACACTCTATCGATCCACATTGATCGCTAACTCCAAAACTAAAATTTATAAGTGACTCGACGTGTCACATATTTAGATAATACTAGTTATATTTAGTGTGCGTATAGTTTTAATAAAATAAATGATTAACTTTATTGATACACAGGAATGGGTTCCTATCCATACTCTTCCAGGCTTTGAAGCTGCAATCGAATATTACGTCAATAAGGATGGCGATATTCTGAGTACTAAAGGTAAAGAACCTAAGTTAAAAAAACATGGTAAACATTCTGCTGGATACCCACTGACTTCTCTTACTCAACGAATTGGTAAAGGTAAAGTTATTACTTGCTGTGTGCATAAGATTGTAGCTTTCGCATTTTTAGGCCCTCCGCCAACGCCTTACGGAGCGGGTAAAGGTTGCTCTATGGTAGACCACATTGATGAAGATAAAACCAACTGCAAAGCGAGTAACTTACGTTGGGTGACTCGATCAGAGAATAACAATAAATTTAATTACCAGCTCAGACCTAAGAATACTCCTGAACAAGCTGCTGCTGCAAAGGAGCGTCAGCGTATAGCAAAGCGTGACTACATGCGTCGTCTCAGAGAGAAACAGAAAGCAGTTAAAATAGAAGAAAGTGATACCTAATTCTGATGTCAGATAGTCTTGTACTTAAAGGTCTTAAGGACGTTCGTAAACATAAAGGTAGCGAGATGCTACTTATGAACCCTAAGCGTGGTGGTAACTCTTACCCTGTGAAGAAGTGGTGGTCTGCTAATGCTAATCAGACAATCTATGTTGGTTGTTCTGTGTTTAAAGTAACCCAAGGTGCTAATACTGTTTACCTTGCAGTTGATACTGCTGAAATGTCAACCATTCGTATCGACAGTGATACTGGCTTTACTTTTAACTTCTACGGCATTAGTCAGGTTAATCGTGCAGCACTCTTCACCGCTGACTGGGATTTGATTGAACACTATGTGTTCCCTAAAATTAGTGGTGGAAAAATTATGACAGTTACTCCTCCAAGCGCTGGCACTCGTCCTGCATAAGCTTCTGCTCCAGCAGCGGTTGTGGCTGATAGCAGCGACGATGATGCTGACGATAGTTCTTACTAACGCCTCATAATTAAACTCTTATCTTCAATAGAATCATAAGACCTAAACTCTTGCCCTATTACACAACTGATGTCGTAGGGCAATCTTTTTGTGTTTCTAGCATGGACACCAATATAGAACCACCCTTTTAAACCAACATACATTTTGTCGTATGGATGCTCCTCTCTACTCTGTGTATATAACCTTACATCTAGCCAATCATCTGTGTACATGTTCCCACTTTTAATGTTAGTAAGGTCAACACTAAGGTAACCAGCAGTAATAATTGGTAAGCGATTACCTATTGTATCTGCTTGTTCGTAAGTGTTGACTGTAGGGAACTCATTAAAATCTATCAATGCTACATTGTAATTTGGGTCTGTATCAATGTAAGGTCTAGTAATTAATGCACATTCCCACCCCCCTTCTTCAAAGCATGCTTTGGCTTCTTCATCAGTAACATTTAAATCTACTTTGAGGAAATAGTTCTCTGCACCAAACAAACCTACGCTATCTGCATATCTGATGACTGAGGGGACAACCGTAACACCTACCCTTTCAGGGTTAGTAATTGTTGGTCCCTTCGCGTAATTAAGAGATTTAGATGCAGCTAATCCGCTAGGTGCGGTGTAGTCACTGGAACCATAGACGATATGATTCTGTTGAATCTCCTTCGTAACATTCATCTATATTATGTGCTGTTTCCTCTATTGTATTAAAGAAACTCACTTAGATTATTAGACTGCTCACGAATTGCACGCATAGCTTTATTCTCTAGTGTCCGCACACGGTCCCTGCTCATGTTGAGTACTTGTCCGATTGCAGTCATTGACATTGGCTCTAAAATTTCTTCACCAATGCCATATCGCATACGTACCACCGCTGCTTGCATTTCAGGTAGATCATGGATTATCTCTCGAATGCTGTCTTTGATAGATTGACGTTCAAGCAACATCTCTGGTAACTGCGTCTCATCTTCAAGCAGATCAATCAATGCTGTATCGCGGTTCTCACCAATCTTGATTTCAAGTGACGTAGGTTGACGTGCTTTACACATTAAGTCTTTGATCTCATCGACAGTGAAATCTAGGTAATCAGCAAGCTGGAAAACGTTAGGCATTTCACCATTGATTTGGCTCAGTTCCCGTTGAGCTTTCTTGAGTTTGTTGAGGTTTTCTGTAACGTGAATTGGTAGGCGTATTGCCCGCGATTTCTCCGCAATGGCCCGCGTGATGCCTTGGCGTATCCACCAATAAGCATAGGTACTAAACTTATAGCCACGACCAGGGTCAAACTTCTCGACACCACGAACGAGACCAATCGTCCCTTCTTGAATGATGTCCAAGAGTTCCATGTTGCGCTTGGTGTACTTCTTGGCAACACTGACAACCAACCTGAGGTTAGCTGTGACCATCTCGTCTTTAGCTTTCTCACCTTCCCTTAGCTGACGCTTAAGGTCCTTAGGAGTGATACCAAGAATCCCAGCCAAATCATCTTGGCTCTGAATTTCCATTTCAGTTTCAATTTCTTTAATCTCCATTAGACGTTGGACCTTGCGACCAAGCAAGATTTCTTCTTCATGTTCCAGCAACGGAATCCGTCCGATATCTCTTAAATATGCTCGGACAGAATCACCTGAAAGTTTGATTGATGTCATATACTACGCTTGCCTATGCATTAACTATAGCCTGTAATTCTAGCTCTTGTCAATACCTAACTGCGCATCATTGCAAACCTAGTTGATTCTGAAGGTGCCTCTTCTCTGCCTTCTAATGCTTCTACTGCCATGGCTTGTGCAGCATGCTCGTTAAAACCTTTTGACTTGTAATT